ACCGGCTTAGTGCGCTTAAACAACACACCAGAATGGTAGTTGTACGTAGTGACGCTGGCTCTCATATGGACACTTTTACACAAGCTATAGTTAGTGGAAATAAAATTTTAGTTCCCGCGCATGCATGGCCACACGAGGCTTATGTGGATATATATGTCAGCGTTGACGCTTATCGCAATAAATGTAAAGAACGTGAAGACGTTAAAGTCAAATGTGTTAAGATATACCCAGGATGCGATTTAGCCGTGTATGAGTTGGATCGGTTAGTAGCTAGATATAAAAATTGTAATAATTTGTTTTTAGAATCTAGTGTTAAAAACCCCTTGTTATATCTTGTTAATAGTTATACGACCATACCCGTATTGCTCGGGGTGTCGTGTATTAACAACTCTGAAATTGTCAAGTATGGCAATTTTGTACATGGTCCGAATTCTGGCTTTTACACACCTTTAACTGCTGGTGGTGCATGTGGCACTGTTTTGTTTTCAGAAGAGCATGGTGTCGTCGGATTTCACTTTGCTGGAGGAGATAATATTGGTTTTTGCGTAGTCCCACCGCGTATAGTGGCTGAGGAGATACGCTCCCTTATGTTATATAAGGAGGATGTGCCCTACTATTTTGATGATAAAATTAATGCCAATTTTTCAGGGGTTAGGTTAAGATATCCCGATGGTTACGTCACTCCGACGCCAGTTTTGAGTGCTTCGTCTTTAATTCCTACTATATTTAATATTGAACATAACAATGATGTTCGGGAATTAAAGTGTCTGATTAGAGATGATCGCGCTGTTGCTCCTGTGGTTGAAAATAATTTACGTGATAAAGTTCCCCCTAGATTCGATGCAGCAGGTACACCACACAAGCAGCTTAAAACCACGGCAAGGAAGACATGTAAACTGCAAGGGCGGTTAAATTCCGCTGAGGTAGATTTTGTTGCCATGTGCATTGACGACATGATACCTGAGTTCAGTGACATAGACGACTCCGAATGTGCCTTTGGTAATGAGTATCTACCACCACTAAATAAAGATTCTTCGAATGGATATGGGTTTATGAGAGGAAA